TCATGCTCGGGGCCGGACGCTGCAGAGGATTGGATCTCTTCATAGATGAAGGCTTCGGCCAGCTTGCCCCAGGTGTCGATGTAGGACAGATCGCCGTTGGGGAAGTCGTCCCTGTCAGTTCTCGGGTAGGTGAGGCCGCTTTTGCTGGCCTGGCGCCGGCCCGTAGGAATAGCGAAAGTGTCCGCAGACTGAGCGACTGATACGCCATTGAAAACTACGGTTACGCCGCCAACCTCGGACACTGTTTGCCTAGTGCCAAGGCTTGCTTCGAGCACGTACAAGGTGCCAACACTGGTGTTGCGGATTTCCCATCCTGAGTACGGCTCAATCTGAAACTCCCACTGCTTCACAGAGGGCATGCTCAGCTGGATGTAGTTGAAGACGTTTTGCTGTGTTGCCCCACGCACTCCGTAGGCATTGCTGAGCTTGGTGAAAGCTGCTGCTGAGCCGGCCTCGCGGTAATAGATCGCAAAGAAGCTGTAGCGCTCGACAGGTGCGCTCAGGATGTTGGATTGGTAAACATCGGTCTGTAGTGTGCTGCCCTGCTCCACGATGTCGTTCTTGTAATCCAAGCACGCTCTGTTGTCGCAGTCCGAGTAGCTCAACGCTTCGCGGAAATTGGTCAGGCCGTTGATGCGAATGCCAAGCCGAGAACGGATACCAAGCTCGACTGCTTGGCATGGGCGCGTGGTGGAGATGCTGGCGATGGCGCAACGCAAGATGTGGCCATCGGTTGTGGCGACGTTGCGCCACTCACGCAAAGCCGAATCGGTGTTTACCCAGTCGAGGCCTGATGTCTCGATGTTCGCCTGGGTGTTGGTGTTGACCGTTCCGGTGCGAACAGTCCTGAAGGTGGCGGTGATGGCGTTTGTGGTGCCTCCGGTGGTGTCTGCCTCAGAGATAAACACGCCAGAGCTGCGGGAATCACAAACAGCAAGGCCAGAGCCGATCTTGTAAAGCTCGCCTTCGATTAGGGAATCATCCCAAGCCTTTTGACGGCCGGCGACTGTTGATGCGATGTCCTCGGCTTTTTCGATATAGGCTTTCTTGGCGTTGAATTTGAGATCTCGGGTAATGGAGATAACTGTTGCAGAATCTTCATTTACGGCGTTTACTCCAGAGCCACGAATTTTGAACGTAGGTTTAAAGCGGGTGTTTGTTGTCGTAATGTCGTCGACAGTGCCTCCGCCACCTGTCACGTCTGTGACTACCGTTACGCCATTAACTGTTCCGAAGGTGACCGTTGGCGCAGCGATAGTTCCACCAGTCTCGAATTCTTGTTTTGTGCGGCTTCTTACTAGGATTTTCAAGTTGTATTTAACAACCACATCGTCCTCGGGATCGTTGGCCGTTAGTGGGTTCCGCCACTTAAGCTGAAAACGTGCAGACTTAAGTGTCTCTAGATCTTCGTTAATGGTATCGGTGCCATCGTTGTCATCGTAAAAACCTGTGATGTTAAAAGATATAGTTACGTTAAGGGTGCCCTTGCCGTTTGCGTCTACATTGACGCTGTTAATAGTCGTCGATATTTTATTTTCAAGCGTTGTAATAGAGGTTGATTGGTCGCGGGTGCTGTCATAAATGTTGTTCCATCTCCTACTGCTGGGTTTGGTGTAGACGCCTGCACCGTCTTTGATAATTGTTTTCTTTTCTAGTACCCAGTCGCTGATTGTTTCCAGGTTCTTTAGGTCGCGGCTAAAAGCGGTGTTCTTGTCGCTGCTCGCAAACAGCGTGTAGCTGGTGGTGCCGCCAATGCTGCCCAAGCCACTGGATGTGATGCCGCTGCGGGAGCCAAAGAATGCCCGAGCCTTCAGGCGCTGCGACCATGCCGCATCATCAACAACGCACTTGACCTTGGCGTCGCCATCGTCGCCCTCGGGGATCAGCTGGGCACGAACCTGAGGCACGAAACTCGGATTCGTGCGCATCCCAAAGTCGTTGCCGCAAAGGGCATAGACGCCAAAGGTGGTCTGATTGCCGGGCCTGGTGGCAGAGCAGAAGTCAGGCTGCCATGCGCCATTTCGCCAGACTTGATACACATCGCCGCCGCCATCGTTCTCGGCATTGCCTGCATCAGTGGAGGCGCTGCGGCCATAGATCTGATCACCCGAAGCGATCCGCGTGGTCAAGCCGCTGTCATATCGGCCATAAACAGCAAGACGCGAACCAACCTGATTTGCAGTTGCATCGCCAAAGTCGTAGCTGCTGAGTGTGTTGCCTCCTGAGGCGAAATTGCCGGCATCCACGGCGCTGATCGGGCCTTCGCCGATTAGAAAGATTGCACGCAGCAGTTGCGACCCACCGAGACTGTAGATCTGCGACCACAGCATCGGAGTGCTGACGCGCACGCCGCCATAAGTGGTGCCGCTGATTGCCTCACGCAAGGCATAGACCACCGGGATGATGCTGCCCAGCGTGGTGATGTCTTGCGTGCTGTCGAAGCCGTAGCGCGGGGTGAAGCGCTCGTTTTCTGTGCGGGCTTGACCACCTCTTGCCCGCTGTCTGAGCTGAGCAGGTCGGCCACCGCCACCAGCATCAGGCAACGCAGGCTTTAGGAATGTTGCAGCGATCTGAAAGCCGATCCCGATCACGCTAAGCGTGATTGCAATCACAGTTTCAACACCGGCCACTACTGCTGGCTCGGGCTGTTCTCTGGCCCGCTTGCGTACTTCGGCAACGAAAAACTGATACTGATCTTCCGTCAGCCCCAGCAGTTCGGCCAGATAGCGGTCAGAAGGCAGCATCACCGAAACCTATAGAAACCAATCGTGGGCATGTACGAAAGCGGCACCCAATGGACGCCGCGCCTGTGATGCACCAGCAACAGCCCGTCATCAACAACGATACCGACGCCCAGCCCAGCAGGGCCGTTGCGGAATAGCGCCACCGCGTGCTCTTCTGGTTCCTGAAGCTGCACCGTGGCATCGGCCCACATCCCCTCAAGCTCTCGCCAGCGTTCTTGCTTGGCAAGCTCTAACCAGTGGTGATCAAACTCGGGGTGTTCGATGCCTGCCTCATCGAGGATCAACCAAACCATCAGCAAGCAATCAGCAGCTTCGCCAAGCTCGGGGTCAGCGCCGAACCTATGTGGCAGGCCAATCCAGCGCTTCCAGTCCATCAGCTAATCACCAAGCTGCCGGTGGTGGGCAGGGCGCCGACTAATCCTGTTGTCAGCCGCCTGCGTGGCACATTACCTTTGGTGGCATCCAACGGGCTGGACAGCTTCAAGATGATCCGCTCGGTGTCCATCTCGTACTGAGCGATGCGCCACAGCTCGGTGCGCACCAAAACATCATCAGCGAAGTTCACCGGGATCAGGCTCACCGTCTTGATCTCAAGCAGCCAGCGGCTCTGCACCGCTTCTGCAAAGAGGTTCACCGTCAGCTGATCCAATCCGGCAACCAAACTCGAATCGCTGCGATCACCGCCTTTGCTGCCAGCACCGAGCGTGTAGCCGAAAGGCGCGAACTCGTACGTCACGCTTTGGTACACGCGCTGCTGATTGATGCTGAAGTTCTGGTAGGCGTAGATGGTCGGCGTGCCATCCTGCTCCAGGAAGCGGGCGTAATTGACAAAAGCAAAAGCGTTCATCAGCCGATACCCACTCGCTTGCGTGTTTTAACGGAGTTCTGCAAGGCTGCCAAAGTCAGTGTCCTGCCGCGTTCTGCCGCTTGGGCGAGGCCCTTACGGTACTCTTCAGCAGTTACATATTCAACATTGTTGATCACTTGAGATTCAAATCGGACATCAATTGGTTTCGCATTATTAAGAGCAGTAACGGTTTCGCGTTCTGCGCTCTCGGAAGCAATGCGACTTGCGGATTTAGTGAAGGGGATGTTTGCCGTTACGCCTAGGCGGCCATCAGAGCCGCGCGAAAGCGGCATGATTGCTTCTGGACCAGCTTCACCCATTACTCCCATCTGGAATGGGATGGAACCGCCGCCCGTGGCACCTCCGTTGGCGAACTGGAACAACGTTGGCTGGTTAACCACGCCGCCGTTTGCAAAGGGCTTAAGGCTGGTTTGAGCGAAACTGGCTCTACCGTTGGCGAAGTAAGCACCGTCCGCAGCGCCAGGGAAGCCGAAGCCGCCTTTGGGTATAAAAGCAGGATCAGGCAACTCGAAATTGGCGGCAGTGCTAGCACCGTCACCGCCACCGATGAATCCGGCGAAGATCTTAGCAATACCAATAGCTACATAAGTCGCGATTATCTTAGTGCCCTCCTTGAGGAGTATCTGGCCGATATCTCTAAGGAAGTTCGCAAAGACCTCCTTCGCAGTGGTTGTTCCCTCGATTAGGCCGCTAATTCCGTTAGCAAGAGAATTACCCACAGCGTCCCCGACACTCTGCGAGACGCGGATCGCTAAGCCTTCGTAATCCTTCAATTCACGCTCAGCATCACCTATGAAGTTACGGATGCGAGTCCCAGGAGCGGTTTGAGCGGCCGCTAACCTGTCCTGCGCCGATGCAGCTTCTCTGCCTGCTTCGGGAACACCTTTGAGCTGCTTACGCAAGCTCTCGATAGTCGCAAGGGCCTCATTCAGCTTTCTTTGCAGCTCTTCCTTCTCGGGGCCGGATGCAGCTGCAATGCGTTGCTGCAATTGATCGCGTAGGGCTATCTCAGTCGTAAGTTGCGTGTTGAGCGACTTGGTAAGCAGATCAACCTCGCGGCGAATCTGTAGTTTTGCAAGCTCGGCTTGAATAAGCTCCGGCGCTACTCCTTCGGCCTGCAGTCGATTACGCAACTGCAGTGCTTCGATTTCGCCCTGGATGTCCTGGGCTGCTTGGCTAGCTTGGCGGATAAAGTTAGTGGCTTGCTCAGTTGTAAGGATGCTTGTCTTTAACTGTGCCTCACGATTCAGCTGCTCTACATACTGCGCTTGACGTGCAACGAGATCGCTGATGGCTTTTTGGCGTTCGGCCTCGGATAGCTTTGTTTGCTCAGCAATACCCTTTTGGATTTGAGCTAGCTCACGGTTGCTAACAGCGATCTTCGCAAGGCGCTCAACCTCGATTGCAGAGCGTTGTGGGTCGAATACTTCGTTGGCACCGCTAGCGATGGCGTCGTAGGTGTAGCCCAGCTCAACCAGGCGATCTTGATACTGCTCAAGCGAGACCTGTGGGAAGGCTGCCTTGGCGATGTTCTCGAATGCTTCCGCAGTGTTTGCTTGGGTGGCGGCTTCTTGTATTGAGCGCAAGCGCTCCAGGGAACCAGCCACACCTTTGATAGCTGCGTCGTAAGCGTCGGCGGCTGCAGCCGAGTCGGGAATTTCCGAGGTGGTAGCAGCGGGAGCTGCGGCACCGCCGCCAACCAAGGGCTGCACTGCAGCACGCAGCTTCTCGTCTGAGACGTTCTGAAGACCGATCCACTCCTGGCGCAAGCCTTTAATAGTGGCGTCGATGTCACCCGGTACAACGCGGTTGCGGGCAAGGGCAGCACCGAGCTTGTCCTGCACCTCAGGGGTGAACTTATCGCTGGCCTTAACGCCGGTCTCGCCATACTTGCCCGCTAACAGACCTTTGAGTGTGTCTGGAGTGATCTGATATTTGCCTACAGCAAAGAGCTGCTGATTGGCGGGAACGTTTCGAGCTGTCTGACGGCGCAGAATCTCGCTGATCTGCGTGTTGGTCAGATTGGGGTCGATGCCGCTGCCAATTGCGGTGCGGCCTCCGTCTCTGCCGCCGCGATTAAAGGCCCCGTAGTTACCGCCAAAGCTTTCGGTGGCGCCGATTAGCTCAATAAGCGAGCCGGCAGGGCCGCCGGCAGCGGCAGCACGCTGATCGGCAGCATTCTTTTCGTAGTCCGCTGACTTCTTGCGCAGATCAGCGATCTTGCGCTCGATGTTAAAGCGGTAGTCGCTGGCGGCCTTATCGAGGTTGGCAACCTCGATAGCGAGACTCTTCTTGGCGGCTTCGATGTCGAGCTCACCGCGCTCGCGGATGGCGATGTAGTTGTTGAGTGCTTCTAGTGCAGTACGGGAAGCGCCTTCTTCGCCCTCGATCAGCTTGGCGTTGGCCCGCTCGATCTGCTTGATGCGGAGCTCGCCTGCAGCACGGAAGATGTCAACTTCTTTCTGAGCTAGTGCTTGGCGTTGCTGGAACAGGTCATTGTCGATTTGGCGCTTTAGATCGCCGATTTCGCGCTCGAGGTTGGCCCTGTTATTGGCCTGTAGCTCAATGTCGCGCTTGGCTTGCTCACGATCGCGTGCGGCGTCTACTTCGCTTAGCTGCTTGCGTAGATCCGCTTCTTCCTTTGCCAGAGAACGTCGCTGGTTGAAGTCAGAACGGCCTGTGGCTGATCGGAAAATACGAGAAACATCAAATAGTTTTACAAAATCTCCGATTAGATTGAACTCTTCAGCGTCTTTCTTGAGCTCTTTTAGTTTCTCCCTAACTTCGTCGAGCCTTCGTATAGCACGGTCGTACTCGGCGTTTACAATCGCAAGCTCAAAGTCTCGGGCAGACTTGGTAGCGCTATCGGCGTCGTTACCTACATCCTTATACGTCGTCTGAAGACGGCGTAGCGCTTCTGCCGCGCGGTCGGTAGAGCGTTGATTTTCTTGTGCACGCTGGAAACGACCAAAGGCATCTACAAGAACTGCGATACCGACCTGAATAGCGACGACCCAGCCGAGTGAAGCGAGAATCGAAGCGCCTGCGGCCTTAGCGCCTGCACCGAGGCCTTTGAAACCAGCAGCCAGTGTTTGGAGCTTGTTGCCGGAAGCTATAGCATCCTTGCCGACTCCCAGTAGCTGAACACTTAGCGCTCTCAGGCCAGCAGCAAGGGCTGGAACGGCTGCTGCAGGGCCTACAAGTGCTGTAGCAAGACCAGCAAGAACAACAACCAGCTTTCCTATTGAAACGATTAGGCCGGCGACAACCGCAATCAAACCCCCAAGTGCAGTACCAAGGCCTCCAACGGCGGGAATAACAGAACTAAAAATGAAGCGGCCAAACAGCGCGAGCTGCGTAATCGCATCTAGGCCTACTCGCTTAAGGAGACCAAGAACAGCAGCAACCTCGGAGAAGTAACGGACACCCTCGGTATTCAAGAAGCGCGCATAGATATTGAAAACAGAAGCCAGGGCCGGAGCAAGCGCCCCTACGACGCTGGCGATATTCGCCAGGGCAGATGCCAAGGCCTCGAACGTTCCGACCTTGATGCGAATAAACGCCTCAGCGATGTTTTTGAAGGCATCAACCAGGATCAGCGCTGTGGGTTTCAGCGCTTCGATCGCCTGCGACAGTGCGCCAACAGTGCGCCGAGCAACTTGTTCGAGCTCGGAAAAACCACGCTGTGCTACCTCAGCAGCAGCCGCAGCAGCTTTACTGGGGTCACCGCCGCCTAAACCCGTCCGGCCGGCAGTTAGACCGACGATCAGCTGACCGGCGCGACCAATGGCCTGGCCCGCGCCAGAAGCAATGGCGAAGATCTGCTCGCGAATGCCGAATAGGGTCTCAAATACAGAGGAGAGAGCCGAAAGCAGTGGGTCGAGCAGTCCTCGGCCGAAGTTCTGGCCAATAAGCTCACCGAGGTCGGCGATGTTAGAGACAACGCCGGAAAAGCCCTCGGCAGCGATGCGCTGGCCAGCTACGGCAGCGGCTAGGCGCTCTTCGAGGAACTTGGTGACGCCTCCGGCTTGAGTCTTAGCTCTTTCAACATCTTCATCTCTGATACCTAGCGCCTTGGCTAGATACGAATCCTCCGTAATCTCACCTCTTAGGATCGATCCGATCTCCTGCCGTGCCTGGTAAAGCGGAACGCCGAACGTGCCGAGAGCAGCGGAAAAGCTGATAGCCAGATCTTCCGCTTCTTTAAGGCCGCCTCCGATCAGACCTACCTGAGAAGCGACAATGCCAAAGACCTCGATCACCTCATTAGAAGTGACTCCGGCTAGTGCAATAGATCGTTCTCGGATGGAATCGATACGCTCGCCGACGGCTCCAGTAAGAGCGACGATTTTTTCGTAAGGGTCTGTTATCTCTTTGCCATTGGCAAATACCTTATTTGTAGATGCGAGTGTCGTTTGTGTTTTTAGGATAGTCTCGCGTAGCTTAATCTCACGTCCGATTGTGTTATTAAAGAAGCCGTTCCATGCGGATTGGAGAACGCCTACGGCTTCTTTTAACGCGAATGTCGCAAATCCGATTTTGGCTAGGGTATCAACAAGTCTGTTGCCCGTACTTAATGCCGTTCCTAAGGTATTAGCTAATATACCTCCGGCTTGTGCGTTATCCTTTAGCGCTGTACCGAGACGAAACTGCTCTTTAGCTGTAGCTGCTGTGTTTTTGCCTAGTTCTTCAAACTGCCGTACTTTATCTCCTACGCCGGGGATGTTTTTTGTTACTGAGTAAAACGTCTTTATATTATTGCTAGCTGCTTCTACGTCTTTCTTCAGATCGCTGAAATTTCTATTTAATCCGCGTACATCAATGTTTAGCTTACGTGCTTTGGTAGCCTCGTCCGCAACACGTCCTACCGCTTTAAGGCTGCGCTCAGCCTTCTGAGTCTCAGCTATTACGTTGAGCCGAAAATCAGACACGGACCCATATTCGCTAGTCGTATGTTAAGTCCCGTCGGAGGCGCTGGCAGCTAGCGCGGCATACACGTGCATAGGGATGCGCCGGGTTCTCACGAGCTCGGACAAAATGAACTTCGTGGGTGGGTCTGCTCCCTCAGCAGAGACAGAAGCAGGCTTCCAATCGGGAAATGGCAGAAAATCGCGTGCGTTGACCTTCGGAGCAGGCCTCTTCGACCCCGAAAAGCCATGCGCTACCTGAACCACAAGCGCATTAAGCCGCGCCGTAGACACGCTCTGTGCATTCAGCAGGCCGCGCTCGTGATCGTCAATCCGCCGCAGCAGCCAACGAATCGTGCTAATCGGAGTGCGCAAGAACAGCGCAGGCGTAAAATCGCCGCCGACGGGGGACGAGCGTACTCGGAAGTACACCGCGTCCCAGTCAGCTAGAGGCGTCCGAAGCGCTTCCTCGGTTTGCTTCAGGATCTGCTCGGTGGAGGGCTGAATTGAGGCTCCTCCTCCGAATCGTTTCCCCCTGCAGTCGGCCAGCCATCACGCTCCCAGGTCAGCAGCTCGAAAATCTGCTCCATCAGGCGTGTCGGAATAGCTTCGGTATCCTCCTCGGTCCAATCTTCCAGCTTCTGCCAGTCCTTAGAACGGGGCAGCTTCGCTTCGCCGCGATAACGCATGAACAGCGTCACGAAAGCGACCTGCTGTTCGACGGCACCCACGGAATCACGCTGCAGCTCCTCGAGCTCGGGGGCGTAGTCGTACAGCAGCTCTTGATCTTCATCGGCAGCGTTGCTCAGAAGCTCGATGGCCTCCTTAGTGGAGATGCCTTTATCCTTAGCGATCCGCTGGGCAAGCTTGATAGAGCGGAATGTCGACTTCGATTGCTTACGGCCTAGGGCTTCAATTCCCTTAGCTTCTCCTGGCACCAGATCGTGATAAATCGGAAAGCGAAAAGGACCGATGTTGTGGTACTCCTCAGGTGAGAAGAGCAACGATGCGTACTTAGACATCAGCTAGTGGTAGGTCGATGGCCCATGACCTGAAAGGCTCGGCTTGATTGACGAGCTCGTCAGGTAACTCAACCATTACGCTAGCAGTGCCATACGCTAAGCGTATAGACTTAAACGGGACGAGGGGCTCCAAATACAAGGCGCCGCAGTGAAGGGCGTCGTCTTGTATTTGGCAGTTCACCGCATAAACCATGTGGGCGGCATCCATCAATAGATCGTGCTGCATAAAAAAAAAACCCCGCAAATGCGGGGC